CCGATCTGTGTTCTTCGTGGTGTTTCTGTAGGAATTGACCCACTCCGGGTTGATGCCGGCGGGGGATAGGGGGATTAGTTGATTGGTTTGTTACCGCGTTGGCCGTTGCATGACCGGTGTGCGGCTTTCAGCTCGCTGGTGGCGCTGCCAGGCTCGATGTGATCGGCCTCGAACGGGTCATTGAATCTTGGGCCGTCACCGCATAGATGGCAGACGGTTGCCATTGCTCTTACTTGAGCGGCGCGTTTGCGGTAGTCGCCTGAGTATTGACCGGTTTGTTTTTTGATGAGATCGCGTTTGATGTTGTGAAGTTTGTCTTCGATGGCTTGATGGTAGTCACAAAGATTACCTAGTGAGAGTTGGCCACAAACCCTGCATGGTTTAGGGAATCGGCCCATCAGCCCTTGCCCTTATCGGTGGTATAGAAACCTTTACCTTTGAAAGTTATTGCGACACCGCCCAACACCTGGTGCATGGGGGATAGACATTCAGGGCATGCGACTACGGCCGGCTCATCCTCATGGATCGAGCGCACAGTCTGCATAGTGTGACCATTACTGCAGCGATACTCATACAACGGCATGGTTACTTGGATACTCGCTTAGCAAACTCTTTGATTGCTACAGCCTCACGCTCAGCACCTAGTTTCATCAGCTCGATGTAATAAGCGTTTAGCGCCTCGAGTAGTTGTTTAGCATCCATTCTTTTCTTTCTTTGGCCTAGCCTCTACCTACTCGGCAAATTCTGCACTCACAGTTGAGGCCATCGCGTTTCTTACGATCGATACCAAAAGCCTCTAACGGTTTCGGCTGGTTACAGCGTGAGCATTCTTTAGTAACGGCATCCGTTATTACGCTCTCGATGTGATCCAGGTTGATGCAGTCCGAGTATCCACAGAGTCTAATACCGGGCCGGTACAACTCGCCCAGCCTAGTGAGTGGCCGGTTATCGTCATCCAGCTCTAACTGGTGCGGCTCACAAATACCGTAATCGGTTGTGAGTCTAGTTTGCTTACCAGCCCGACACTCTTTACAGCCCCACATGTCGCGGCCACGCTTAGCCCTCTGTTGCGCCGTATCATCTTTCATTGCGCAACCGCACCGCGCACACTCAGCCATTTACTCTCACGAATCTCATCTTTGTATTTTTTACGCTGGCCGAATCTAAGTCAAGTATGGATGTTGTTTGACCGCGCTTGAACCCTGCATGGATTACTTGGCCGTTGCCAATGTAGATGCTGGCGTGAAAGAAAGTGTTAGTGCCTTTGTAACCGAATAGCACCAGGTCGCCAATCGCCGGCGATGAAACCTTTACACCTGAGCGCGCTTGCTTATTCGCTGAGTGAGGCAACTCAACACCGATCTGCTCATAAGCCCAACGCGTTAGGCCCGAGCAATCCCAGCCTCGAGGTGTCGAACCGCTAAACACATACCAGGTTTTGCCGATGCGTTTCTTGAGCTGCTTGACTACCTTAGCCATGCGAAACTCTTGAGCATCTTGCATAACGATGGTCATGAAATCAGGGTTTGTTTTTACGATGGCCTGTGGCGCTGGTGTCTGCGCGGCCGTTGCCGATGATGTGCATCCGGCGAGAATAGCCCCCAAAGTTGTGAGAGCGATTAGTTGTTTCTTCATTTAGCCACTTACCTTTCTTGAGGTTAGTTGGGTGGTTTATTGTCGAACGATATTCAGTTTTAGTGGATCATCAGGGAATCGAACCCTGCTCTGACGGATGCGCCTGAGCGCCTTGACCGGCATCGAAACCAGATTATGACCCTAGAGCTTGAGAACCGCACCTTGATAGGGAATGCCTTTAGACAATTCTAGGCATGTGATGCCCGGTGCTGAATCCTCGCCCGAGATGCGCCTGAACCAGCCTGAACCGTTGTCGCTGGTCGAAGTCTGCACCCAGTAGCGTGAACCGCCGTTGTGACTTGCACCAGCCTCGATAACTCTGAGATGGTGAAAATGTGCGGTGAGTAGCAACGATGCCGATGCGATCGTTTGATTGCCGAAAGTGTTTTGCCGCCACCAGGTAAGAGCATTCTCGGGCCTCGAGTACTGATGCCCATGAGCAATGCCAACCAGGTGATAGCCATCACCGAAAGCATCAAACACTAGCGATTCTTCATCAGGGTTTGGAATCAAGAAAGTGATCGGCAACCCAACCTCTACGGCTAGGCGGCGCACCTGCTGCAGAATCACAATGCCCCAGTCATCCAAGCCAGGCTTACCGATCTGCTGGCGATTCACGCGCCATTGGCAATGATTCGAGCCGATGCTGGCATAAGTCACCGGCGCATACTTTGTGGCCATCTTGAGAAAATCCCAGATAAGAGCTGCAGCCAAATCAACCTGCTGCATAACGCTCAGGTCATTGCCCTGCAACTGATTCATGCTGCTCGCGTTATCGATGCCCTCGATTATGTCGCCCAAGTCCAGCGCGTAGATGTGCTGATACTTACCGGCTTTTAGTTGAGCCTCGATGCGATCGTAAGATTCCAGGATGCGCTGCACCAGGCTTTCGGTGTTGCCACGATGATCTACTTTGCCCACCTGAAAATCTGCCAGGCAGACAACAAATACTTTGTCCGACTGAGTTTGCTTAGTTGCTGGCTTTCTTGTTTTCTTTGCGTTGGCATACAGCGTTGGCAGATCAGGCACAGACCCGATGCGCTTGCGAAAGTGGAAACGCCACGAAGATAACCATTGAGGCTCAAGCGGAAACGGTCGCGCCACCTGCCAGCGGCTAGTGCGAGGCGTGCCAACAATCTCATACTCATCAGGTGAAAAGCCTTGCTCTTTTAGAAACTCATCAAAGTTAGGCAGCTCATCATCGGGGATGGCTGGCAGCGTTGCCGTACCGTTAGTGCCATCAAACTCGAGGGCCGGTCGCCAATCTTTCGGCGCATCAATCTTCGGTGCTGGCTGCAGATCATCAAGCATTAGTTAATCTTCCCACATGAGCATGACCCTTTACGGTGTTGCGCAATCGCACCATCCGAAAGAACCAAGCCACGCTGCTTTAGCGCATTGCTTAGAGTGCGAGCCGGCCACAAATCGAAAGACTGAATGGCAACCTCGAAAATCTTTTTATCTTTGGCATCCAGCGTTTCCAACACCGAGCGAACCCGGCAACTGAAAACTCTCTTAGGTGGCTCTAGTCCATCAAGCATCGTTACCCTTTCAACGGCTCTAAGTCTGCCAGAGTTTTCGATAGAACCACAACCGTTGGCATCGGGTGAGTTTGGCGCGACTCATGCTTGAGAACCTGAGCCAAATCCTGCCGAATGGCCTCAAAGTCATCAGACCACACCAGGTTGTTATCTTTTACCAGCTCATAGGCTCGAGTGACCATCTCACGATCTGAGCGAATCCAGGTCATTCTTCATCCCTTTGCCTCATGTAAGCCACAATGAAAGTGCATACCGCTATCAGCGCCAAACCCCATAGAAATACATCCATCAGTTATCGCCACCCTTGAGCAGACCCATAACGGCGCTCTCGATCGCGGCATGGGCATGACCGCCCTCAGCATCATGGGCTGGCGCGATGCTATCAAAATAGGCTTTCACCGCATCGTAAAGTTTCTCGCGCTCAATCTGTGCAGCTCTAACTTTGTAATCCTCGAGCAACGCCGGCGACATGGTGAGTTGCCGGTAATCCATGCCCTCATCAATCATCCGGTAAATGTCCACCCAATCCCAGCGCAGATTCAAATCCCAATCTCTCAAGATGGCGATGATGCGTTTGCGCTCATAGTCGCGGCCCTTGAAGAAACCCTGAGTGTAATCGTTATGATTCTTTTGCGGTTGAAACCACGCTGGATCAACATCCCTGCTCATGCCAGGCTCAAGCATTCCCAAACCCTTTACGGCGTGAACGGCGCAGACGGCGGCGAACGGCCGCTTTCCTACGATGCGTTGGCCAAGCAATGAAGTTGCTACTCATACCCATTTTGTTACTCCTTTGTTTTCTCTAAAGCGTTGATGGCCGAAAAGTAAGCCAGCGCATCATTAGGGTTAGTTGTATTGAATAAAATTGTGATGTTTAGTGAGTTGCACGCATAACATGGCACATCCTCAAAGCATGAATCGGTCAAAACCTCAGCCACGCCATTGATAAGCATTGGCAGCATCGTCATCGATCTGACGCTGCCACAATCCAGGCATCTGTAAGCACCATGCCGAGTACCCTCGAGATTGCGCCAAAACGCTTTCTCTTTCTCATCCATTGGCATTTGATTCCAATCGGTCGATGAGCTGCAGTAAGTCGGTGCATTTGCCACCATGATGAGCGCAGCGCCCAACCACTTCAGGATGCGCCTCGCGCACGCTAGTTGGCAACGCCGCGTGATCTGCCAGCGCATCAAAACATACCCGGCGCTTTATCAGCTCAATGATGCGGTCGCGCTCTCGCGCCTCACCCTGCCGGCGATAATTCTCGCGCACCGGCTCACCATGCGGATCAATCATCCACAAACTCCTCACCCTTGATAAGCGCAATACATTGAGCAACCACGCGCCCACGCGCCGTAGACCGCTTAGCATTACACTCGCGGCGAAACATGTCCAACTGGCGCACAATGCGAGTTTCAGTCACAACCGCAACCCGATCAAGCTCTTGAGCGTAATTCATCTTGCCAGCCTCAATACCCAAAAGGTAAGCCTGGCGCACATCAGGTTTCGTTAGGTCAATCACTTCAAACCACCGCGCAAACGCTCAATGATTAGATCGAGTCCAGGTTTAGCCGGGTGCAACTGCATCGACTCAAGAAACTTGATAATGCGCTGCTCGCACTCCAACTGGCCCATCTCATAGGCGGTGTTAGATGCCTCGCGAACAGCCAGCGACACTTGCTCATAAGTAAAAGTAGTTTCAGTAGCCATCAGCGGTTTCTCTTAGCTCTCGATGATCGCATTGAGTGAATCTGAGCTGCAAAAAGAAATACGCCAATACCGATTAGGCCAATCGCGCCAACTACCGGCGCAAATCCGTTATCGCCCAACCAAAGAGCCAGACCCATAACAACGGTCATGCCCACAACAATAAGTACATCTGTAAGTTTCATGATTCCTATCTTTCTGCCGGCCCTATACCGACAATCCCCAGATTATGCCTGAAACGGCATCGAGTCAAACATTTACACGCCCGAAAATCAGGCCGTTATCTAACCGTTACAAACGCCACAATTCGATGGTTGCGCCTGGCTCGGGCTTAGTTGTCGGGCCACACCAGACCTTTTCAGCCTGAATCTTCACAATCAGGGCATCATCGGCAATCAGGCCACCAATCGTGAGAGCATCGCCCACCGCGCGAATGTAATGATCCAGGTCGGGTTTGCCACCTGGATAAACTTTCCACTTTGGCTGCTTAGGTCGCTCGAGAAAGAAAGTCATCCGCACCTTGACCGGCTCAACAAACTTCGACACATCCTCAGTATCGGCAAACAGTTTCTTGACCGCCAGAATAATGTCTGCGCGCCACGCTGGTAGATGCTTGCTCGCCTCAACCATTACAGCTCGCTTACCAATCACAAAAGCGTTTTTAGACCCTTGCGGTGCTGGTCGGCCATCCACAAACAACAACGCATGTGAACGGCCCGACTCAACAACCTCAACCATCATCGAGCCTTAGCCAGAAAACCTGCAGCGGTGAAAATGTTTAGCGCCAACAACAAAAACGCCAAGAACCTCACCGGGATAGGCAACGCCTCGTTATCGACCGACAACCACATGAAAATCGCGTTGGCGATGAAGAACAGTAAAACAGTTATCTTGACCATTAGAACGGTGTCGCGCCAAAGCCAGAGAGTAGATCAGCGCCGTTAGTTGCGCTAGGGTTGCCGGCTTTCGCTAGTCGCTCAGCGGTTGCTTTAGTGACCCAGAAAGAAACCTGAGTTTCGCCAGCATCGTTTTTCCACTTGCTAATCTTCAGCTCGCCGGTGATCTTGTAAAGATTATCTTTCACCAGGCCCAAGTCATCGAGCGCAACATTGAAGTAATGCTTTTCGATGGTTTCCCATTCGCCGGCATCATTCTTGCGATTCACCGGTACAGGAATGACCACATACTGCCCGGCCTTTGATTCTTTGACCTCGCCAGCGTAGCCCGTAATTGTTACTAATAGATTTTTAGCCATGATTCACCTTTTCGTTAGAGATTCTCTGATTCTATTTATTGCCACCGACAATGTGAGCCTGAGCAACACAGTCGGAATGATTACAAATACGATCACCAGGCATGAAAAGAACGCCATCAACAATGGGCCGATCAAAGCGGTCAAATTTGCCATGAAACGGTACACAAATCTCGCCATTGTATTTCACCATCTTTGCTGGTTTAGCCCGGCAACTGGCACAGTATTGAGCCAGGTGTTTCTTCTTAGGCACAACAACCCAAATAAAGCCGCACTTGCGGCATTGCACTTGGTTTTCTTCCATCGGCCCAACATTATCGGCTTTCTGTGACTCTCGCAAACAACCCATCGAACCTGAGCGCCAGATACCCAGTCTTGCCATGCCTATTTTTGGCGATGTGGAACACCATCTTGCTTTTCTCATCCTTGCCATCCTTGTCGGATTGCTCACGATTTAGCAGAATCACAACATCGGCATCCTGCTCGATAGCGCCAGAGTCGCGCAAATCGCTCAAGCCTGGCGATGTATCTTTTCGGCCCTCGATCTGCCGGTTGAGCTGCGCCAATGCGATTACAGGCACATCAAGATCGCGAGCCATAATCTTCAGGCCGTTAGAGATGGCCGTAACCGATTCATAACGGCTGCGACCGCGCTCAGTATCCTGCATGAGCTGCAGATAGTCCACAACGATAGCGACCAGCTTTTGCTTGCGCCCAACCTGCCTGGCAAACGCCCTAACCTCTGAGAGTGTCTGACCCGACTTATCTGCGATGGCGATAGGCCGACCAACCTTTTCACGATTCGACCGAATTCTTTCCCAATCCACATCGGTGAGCTTGCGATTCTCGAGGTGATCCATGCTCACATTGCACACGCTGGCAAACAAACGATTCATGATCTCGCGCTTGCTCATCTCAAGCGAATGGAAACTAACCGCGCCATGCTTAGCCAACCCAAAAGCCATGTTTACGGCAACAACAGACTTGCCCACCGCTGGCCTCGCGCCAATGATGTACAGCGCACCAGGCCTAAAACCGCCAATGAAACTATTGAGCAGCGCCCAATCAGATGCAAAATAATCAGGCTCACTATCCAAGTGTTTGACCGATGGCAACACGAGGTCGCTCACAAACTCGACCTCAGACCGCAACCTGCCAACAGTCACCTGCTCGATACGATCGCCGGCTTTATCAAGAGCCAAATCAACATCGGAATCGACCGCGTTACCGGCAGACTGTAGCTCATGGCCCACCTGCACCAGCGCCCAGCGCGCATTGCGGTCATGAATCAGTTGCTCATAAAATGTTGCATTACGCCAAGTCGGTGTTTCTGCAGTAGCCTCATGCAAATAAGCGGTTTGCTCGGGAATCTTCGACCCAACCGTTACGGTATCGATGCCCTCACCATTGCGGCGCATCTGCACCATAATGGCAAAAATCTTTTGATTGCGCTCATTAGTGAAGTCGCTCGAGATCAGATTGCAATCATCCAGGTAAGCGCCCTCACTCAAAAGAATTGAGCCGATAAGAATTTTCTCAGCGTTGGCCTCATACATTAGAAATCACCTAGAATGTTGCGCTCGGGTTGCGCCGGTTGCTTTTCGGCAGCCCACTTCTGCGCTCGATTCATCCATGACTGATACGCCAAATCCCAATCAACAAATCTCGAGCCTTTACCGCGATGGTAGAGCATAAATGCCTCAGTTTCATCAGCGGCTTTTAGTAGCGGCCACTTAGTTGCAAACATGGCCAATAACTTTTCATTAGGTTGCCAAGTTTCTTGCAAAAGTTGTTTTGTCTTAAAAGTTTCTTTTAAAGGTTTCTTTAAGGTTTCTATATACGGTTCATCTGAAGTAGGGTTCAGGGTATCTGCGACAGAGTTCATGGTTTCATGCACAGAGTTCATGGTTTCGTGCGACAGAGTTCGTGGTTTGCCAATTCGGTGATTCGTTGTGCCATCGCAATCATCCGGGCATGAAATGTTGATCCAATAACGATTCGACTTATTGCCACCGCTGCTTTTGCCACCTCGAGCATCAACACGCAACTCGCCCAACTCGATCAGCTCATTCACCGCATCGTGAACATAACGCTCGCTGCAGTTTGCATAACTGGCTAACTTAGCCTGGCTGGGCCAAGCGCCATCATTATCCGGGTTAATGTGATTAGCGATGCCAATCAGGATGAGTTTTACCGCGCCTTTTGCTTGCGAGTGATTCAGTACAACGGTGAGAGCTTCGATGCTCATTTTTTACTGCCTTTTCTTCGGCAAACCTAGTATTCTAGGTATCGCCGATAGTCTAGTTATCGGTATCGCGGTCACAGGGTTCTCACGCTCTGTGGCCGCTCTTTTATTCTATCGTGCTAAGACAATACACCCTTGCCGTAGTTATGCAACTCAATTCGCGAAAAGTCATCGCCCAAAATGCAATAAACCTGCTTAGGCCCATCCCACACCGGCACAACAGTCGGATCAGCCCACCGCGATAGTTTCCAACCAAACAACCTGGCGCGAGCTGCAAAATCGGCATCAAACTCCATCAAAAAATTAGCCTGGCTACACATCACAATAAGATTCGAGGGCTTATTGAACTTTGACCCGGTGCTTGCGCCACCGAAACCACGATTCGCCCGATGTTGCGGAATCAGATCATCGCCGGTGCTACCACAATGCCAACACCTGCCACCATCACGCTCGAGCAGTCGCAGAAACTCTTTCGGCCTCATTCATCGCCCCAGCCAGGCTTATCCGGCAACTCGATGTTGAGTGACTTCATCTGAAAGCCAATACGCTCACTCGAGGTTTCCGCCGAAGTCATAATGTTAGTTTCGGTCACATCAGGGCTGGCCTCGCAACGATGAGTTTCGCGCCACTCGCGCCACAACCTGACCTCTTGATTGTGCGACACCTCAAACGATGACCCACAAAAACCGCAAGTGTTGCTAATCGACATAATCCAAGATTAGCCAGCGTTACGGTACATCAACTCCACCTGGCGACCAATACTCGCCGTCAAAACACCGGCATCAGCCAACTGCTTAGCCTTATTCTTGACCCGATTCAGCTCGGCTTTAGCCAACTCCAACTCAAACTTTTCATCAGCCGAATTGTACTTAGCCAGATTCTCACGATCGGCAACAGTACCCTGCGCATTCATAAACTCGAGCGCGCTCTTACGGTCATAAGCCAACTGCTTATCGGCAACCACCTTTTCGGCATCATAAATCGCTTGAGGCGCTTTCGCAGCCTCACCAGTCAAACGCTGAATCTCGCTAATTACCTGATCGGGTGTTATCAAGATGAGCCAACCTCTCTATTTGCAAATCAATCAGACCAGGCAGCAGATGGTGCTGGCCACTAAAAAACGCGTAATCAATCAACTCTTGCAGCTCAATGATCGAGGCTAAAAGAATTCTAAGGTTTGGCAACTTCTGATCCATAGGCTTTGATTTTCTCTAAAATCTTCGGCCCAGCATTGGCAGCCACCGCATCGGTGTAGAGCAACCGCAAACCATCAACATCATAAGTCAATGCTAGTTTGTCGGCCTCACCCAGCCAGTCGCGTTTCTTGTCGGTGTTGTCGGTGTTGTCGGTTTGCCTGGCAACCTTAGCCATTTCCTCACGCGAGGCACGCTTATTGCCCGAATAGCCGGCATTAGCCAACGCACGCCCGATCGCGCTAGTTTCAGCATTCTCAAGCGCCGAAGTTTTGTTAGCCATGCCCTGACCGTCAATCTCAAACGCCCAACCGGTCGCTTTCAGGTATGCACCAGGCATTTTAGAGAAATTGACTTTCTCAAGCTCGGGATTCTCGAACGGCAACCAAATCTCGGCTTTCACAACCCAAGTGCTAACGGCCCGATCGGTTGGCGATGTTTTGTTTTTAGTGATGATGCGCCCATTCGGGTTATCGGTGTAGAAACGCTTTATGCGCTGCTCGACCGTTTCATAATCAGCCAGGTTGAAAGATGCCATTACATCTCACCAGCTTTACATGCACAATGCCTACCGCACTTATCAGCGCCATGCTGATCCTTGATAAGTTTCAACACCGCATCACCGGTCATAACCGCGTGATTCTCTAACTCCTCGATGCGCTTGCGCATCAACTCATTGAGCTGCAACTGTGCGCTCAACGCTTTCTGCAACTCGCCAACCAGATTTACCATCTGCTCAGTAATGTTAGACATTTTTACCTTTCTTGATACTCAAAGAAACCACGCCATTACGGTTTACGGCCCGAGTGCAAACAACATACTGCTCACCGCTGACTTCAACATAACCGTACTTAGAATCGCCCAACGCATCAAGCGTGCGCGACTTCATCTCATTCAGGTGAGTCTGAGCCTCATCAAACTCAGATTGTGCATTTTGTACACTTATGCCCAAATCACCCAAATCAACGCCCGAATCTTGCACACCTGGATTGAGCAACTTTACCGTTTCGAGAGTGTTGGCAGACCCATCCCACTCAGGTTTCACATCATCCAACACACACTTGCGCCAACGCTCAACCGCGCTCAACATCCCAGCAAACTCAAAATCATCAAACTCAATGTCGAACTCTTTGAGATCGTTGCCGCTGAAAAGAGCCACCAGTTTTGCTTTACGCAAACCCATCACCCAGCAATACCACAACACCTGCGCCCGATAATTCAATGGCACTTCATCAAATGGCACACGCGCCGTTTTTATCTCGAGTACACCCATCGAACCATCAGGGTAAGTTAGCAACCCATCCGGGTTAGCTCGCGCCCAATCATGATCGTCATGCGCAAAAGTGCCAACATCATCATGAATCACAAACTCAGGATTCAGCTCAGACCAAACCTGCTTTATGCCCGACTCAAACACCTGGCCGAAACGCATCGCGAGCGACTGCTTAACCTCGCTCGGAATCCTGCCGGTCGCTTTAGCCCACGCAGTAAACGGTGATTCCCATTGCGACCACCCACAAACAATGCCGGCGAGCGTGCCAGTAACAACCGCATCGCCCTCACGCAACGCCAACCACTCAGCCGAACCCGACTCAAAGTTGCCTAATAGTTTTGCCATAAAATACCCTTTCATTGGATACCCTAATTATGTGCAAGACCACCGACAAACGCAGAATGCGAAAGACCGCCTAATGGAATTAGTGCTGGAAACGCCTGGCGGTGTACCCTGCGAACAGTCGCCCGATCTATTCTTTCCCGAAGATCAGCCCGATAGCATCATGCAACGCATGGCCGAGAAAATAGCAAAAGAGCTTTGTAAGACCTGCCCGGTTGTCGAGCAATGTCGCAACTATGGCATCATGGCTGCCGAGCCGTTTGGCATCTATGGCGGTTTATCGCCTGAAGATCGAGGCCGACTTATTTCTTAGTTTCGTTAGCCTTTTGAACGGCATCCTGAGTGGCCCTGGCAACAGTTTCTTCAGTCGCCGCGCCAGTAGTCGCAATGGCATAACCAATCGCACCGATAACGCCCAGCATCAAAGTCGCCCAAGCGATAAGAACGCCGGTCATCCAGTTGCCCACAACTACCGCGCCAGTACCTGCCGATGCACCCAAAATAAACAGAAACAAACCAAACCCACGCCACACAATAGCCCCTAAAACGCCGTATACGGCTCTTAGACGGCTTTTGATGTTATTTGAAGTCATCTGCTAACCCCTTTCATTTACGGGCTTTAGATTGGCATCTATGTGCTTATGCACATCAACCAAATTTTCATACGGCGCTAAGTGAACATTCAGCGTGCCACGCGCCCCAGCCATGTGCAAATGAGCGCCAGTCGAAGCCGAGCCGCTAGGTGTTTTCTTACCGCCACCCACCAGGCCAACCACCGTCTGACCGCCAACCAAAACACTATTCAGCTCGAGGGCCGGCTTTACAGCCAAGTGAGCATACAACCAGTTGATCCCATCGCCACTCGACTGCACCAGGCAATGACCCAACACATCAGACCAAAAGATTTTCTTCACCCGGCCATTAGTAATCGCACGAATCGGCTGATTCTCGATCGCTTTACGAATGCCCCAATCCGAGCCTCGATGCGGCTGAGTGCGGTAAGAGGCAAAATTGCCCAACTCATCGCCACGATTCTTAGGAAACGGCTCAAAATACTGCATCGCGGTCATCAGGCCACAACCAAACGGATAATAACTGCAACAGCCGATGAGCTGATAGCCGCCGAAAGCAACCCGGTAATCCAGGCAGACTTCCAACGCGCTTTCTCAAGCTCACGCACACGCAACTCAATATCGGCATAATTCTGAACCATCGCCTTTACCTCAGCGATGTCGCGAACCAACTGAATCAGAATTTTATCGTTATTAGAATCCATCAAACAAACTTTCTATCGAGCCGAAAGCGTGGATTCGGTGAATAACTAAAGCTAGTTTAGCCGATGATAAGAGCGGCCTCATCAGCGGTCAAAACTTCGCCAGCGACCAGTTTCGCGCGTGCAGAAACCTTTAGGGCCTCGATGCGAGCAGCCTCAGTTTCACGCGCCTGGCGATCTAATTCTGCTTCAGCCTGATCAGCCTCGAGCTGAGCAATCTCATCAGCGGTCAATTCGACTACCTCAGTTACGCCAGTTTCGCAATTCACGATGATTTTTGTTAGAGCCATTTGTATTCCTTTGATTAGTTGTTATGAAACGGTTGCGCCGCCACTACCCTTAAGCGTGCCATAAAGATAAGCGGATGAGTGCTGTGCAAAATTTGCCAAACTTACTGTGACCTGTGTGATTGCAGCAGTATTTGACCACATACCACCAAAAATTTGAGCATAGGCAGTCGTGCCATTATTCTCGCTTACAGTATCAACCGAAAATGTTTTGTTTGCCGAACCAGCATAGTTTGGAATAACCACTTGCAAATTGCCAAAAGTGTTAGCCGTATCAGTGCTGATTGAAGAAGTGCCGATAAGTGTTGTAGAAGTCGTTGAGCTTGCCGCACTAGCGTTGCCCTCTAAACGGCGACCAGTAAAGGATGCTGCCGATCCATTGAACGAAACGGTAATTGATGCTGTCGTGCTTGTAGCTCTTGGCGAAATTACCAAGACCAAATCGGTATAAGTGCCAGGGATAGATGTGAAATCCATCGTGGCTGCACCGCCTACACCAACTGTCGCAGAAGCAATAAAAGCCTGGAACATTATGCACTCACCCCATACAACGCAAAAGTTGAACCGGTGCGCCAAGTATTGCCACCAGCCCTGCTTACAACAACTTGAGTCACGGCAGCCGTGTTAGCCCACCGGCCAGTATAAGAAGCGACACCAGTTGTAGCAGCCCTAACTTTGTAAATGGCCATCTTGTGTTTATCCGTAGCAGAATAATCAAGCAACTGCATCTCGTAAACCGTGTTGCTTGTGCCAATGTCTTCAACCCAATAGTTGTAGTTACCATCTAAGGCTGTTGAGGTGTTTGAAGCCGCTGCTGCCGTTGATCCGTTTGCTTCCATACCAACCCAGGTGTAGCCGGAAGAACTGCCGTTGAAACGGTATTCAAAACTTGAGAAACTGCCACTGCCACCGGTAATAACCAAAATCAAATCACGATAAGCAGAACTAATACTTGAAAAAGTCACAGAGTTGGCAGCCGACCCCAAAGTAACATTGGCTAATGCTGTAATTGCGCTGGGCATTATGACCCCTTAATTCCATAGAGTGAGAAGCGCGAGCCGCTAACCAAATTCGTGCCAGCAACAGGTAACAAAGTTATAGATGTTATTGCGTTAGTCGAAAGCCAAACCCCAGAGTGCATACCATTACGCGGATAAGTCCCACCAGTGCTAGAACCATAAATTGAGCGAATAGTTTTATTCTTAGTAGTCGCTTTGTAGTCCAAAACATCAATAACTGCTGACCCAAAAACACTGGCAGTAACAGAGGAATCAGGAATATAAGCAGAATAAATCCAAGTGTTTATTCCCAAATCAGTTGAAGTGATTGTTGATCCGTTGTTGTATAAAAAGTGCGCATTGTAGTTTGAGGTGCTATCTGCATTGAAGCGTAGGCCCAAAGTATCAACACCAAAGGCTCTATCAGACCTACTGGTAACTCTTATTTGCAAATGACTGTAAGTCGAAACAATAGAACTAAAAACTACAGAAGTAGCGTTTGCGCCGAGCGTCGTTGTGCTAATTAGCTCATAAGAACTAGGCGCAGCGACACCACCCTGACTGAGCAAGCCCAGCGGTAAGAGCGACATTAGGCCACCGCACCAATAACGCGGTATGAGTTAGCCGCAACCTTGATAACCGATGCCGCCGAGTACTGAGTACCCATCGCGAAACTCTTAGCAGTACCGGCAGTACCTGCACCGGCCCAAGTAGTCACACCAGTACCAGCGTTGATGCTGACCGTACCTGCACCATCGCGCACAACATCGAACCGCTCACCGATCTCGAAAACATCCGGCACAACAATAGTTTGAGCTGCAGTCGAGGCCGAAACAAAAGTTTTGTTGTGATCAGTAGCCGTAACCGTATAAGCAGAAACGGTTGAGTTGCTAACAGTTGTGTAGTTGAGTCCAGTCCAGCCCGAGCCGTTGTAATAGTCCAACAAACCACCGGTAGTAATGAACGAAACCATACCGGCGCTAACCGCCGTACCCAACGCGCTAGACCTGGCAGCCGTAGTTGCATAAACCTGAACGGCCTGATCCTGTAAATAGGTTTGAACCTGCGCAGCGGTCAAAACAGCGCCGCTAGTAAATGTGCGCCAACCTGCACCAGCCATAAAAACTCCTAATTAAAAGGCAAGAATCCCTGAGTCAAGGATACCAAACGCCGGGTCATCCAAAACGAAAGTATTAGTTGTAAGCGTACCCAACCCGATGATCATGCGATGCTCAGTCAAAGTAGCCTGGTGAGTGATCGAGATAACTCGAGCAAACTTCACAATCGCCGGCGCAATGCCGTTAGGTGTAAAAGTGATTTTGCAGACCGACCCCAACTCAAGCCCAAAGAGCGAGTTTTGCTCAGCGGTTGAGAGTTGCGACATAAGCACCTCGACACCATCGAAACGGTACTCAGGCGCTGAGTATTGGCCCAAAAGCCAGTTGCCTAACTCGGCAACTCGAGCATCAGTCTGACTAAGCAAATCGTTGATAGAAAGCGTGCGGATGCCGTAGTTGCTCTGAGCATCCAAATCATTGCTCTGAATGGTCACAACCGAGTTACGGCGCTGCAGCTCAGTCTGAGTAAATAGCAACTCCGAGCCATAAACCACGCGCACACTCGAATAGCGCACACCGGTAGCATCATCACTCAAAACAACCGCAGCACTAGACGGTGCAACAGCGTTACGCGCCTGAAAAGTCAAGTTGCCAGACTTGCCAATAAACAACTCGCCAGGCTCAGTACTCTCAATAGTCTGCAAATACTCCAACGCGTTAGCGCCCAACTCGACCGTATCGCCCTGCAAAGTTTCATCACCAGCACTAACAGACCTAGCACCAGCCGGCCACGCAACACCTGGATCGTCAAGAATGCGATTCACGCGCGCACCCGACAACTCAACCGGGTTAGTGGCGGCCGTCAAAGTTTGCTGAGAAAGAAACGCAAAACCGTCATAAGCACTCAGCACCGCAACCGAATCACCATTCGGCGCATAATTCAAATCCCAGTCATCAGTAGTACCCACATAAACAATCTGATCGTTAGACCAAATTCGCACATCGCGGCGAGGCACAATCTGCCCATAAAACGGCGATGCCGTATAAGTCGGGTCAAAGTAGCGGTTACGGTTATTGAAAGTTACTCGGGCCTGGCCTGAGCTGTAACGATCGAGCGCACGCGACTTACCGCGCTGAATGCCAATCTCTTGCACATAGGCGCTCACATCGTAGAAGAATGAACCGCCACCCAGCACATAATCAATGTTGTCTAAAACACCCTGCACCGGGTCATCAAGCAAGAAAAAGTTACCTGGCCCATTTTCATCAAAACCAAGCTCGACTTTCTCAATTGGTAGAGCCATTATGCCGGTGTCCAAACAGCGCCATTGGCACGCTCATAACGCTTGATCTCATCAATAATCGACTGAGCCACGCTCTTGCCATCAGTACCCATGCCAGCGTTTACAGTAATGTTGATGCCAGCCTTAGTAGTCAAGAAACTCTGACCCATCGAGTCGCGGCGAATAAACGCATCCTGGCTATTCTTGAAACCAAGTTGCGCCAACTGAGATGCCATGCCACCGCTCAACGGTGTAACAGTCGAACTCATAGGCACATTGACCGTTGGCGGCTGAATCTTAGCCAACTGCTCAGCCATGCCCACCGAAAGCCCGGTAGTAAATGTTGAAGTAAACGCATCAGCCAACGCCTGAGCCGCTTTCACCAGCGCAGAATCCTGATCCATCAACCCAGCAATAAAGCCGTTGCTAATGATCTCCTCACCGACCGAGTACATGATGTCGGTAGATGCCGATGCGATACCCTCAGCCGCATTATTCAGCTCTTTGAAAAGCCCATTCAACTCACTAATCGCAGAATCGCCACCCTCAACAATCGCCTGAGCAGTCTGCCCACCAGCCTCAAGGCCAGCACCCAAAATCTGAGCAAACAAATTCTTATCAAGCCCGGCTTTCTTGAGCGCCAAAAGATTCTTACCAAAAGCAACAGTCTTATCAATGATGCTACGGAAACCGCTAGTAATCTCAGCCGAAGTAGCACCCAAGTCGCTAATGCTCACATAGTCGCGAACCGTAGAAACCAAGTTTTTAGCAATGTCTATTTTCTTAGCAATGGCATCACGCTTAGCTGCAATCTCATTCAGCACCTTAGCCTCACGCGCCGCATACTTCACCAGCGCATCATAAGTCGCAGCCGAAACCAACCCAGACTTCAGCGCCTCAGCAACCTTTTCTTGCACCTGAGTAAACGCATCGACCGATGCTTGCTCAAACTCGCCCACAATGCGCGTAGCGGTTTCCAACGGCCTAACACCCGACAAAACCTCACCCATCGAGGCTTTGAATTCCTGCATACTTGCAGCCAGTTTCTGATACGCAGCCATAGCCGTAGCAGCGGCCTTAGCAGCCGAATCAGCGGCTTTTTGCGCCGGTGTTTTGCCCTTAGTTTCAGTTGGATCAGGCGGCGGTGTAATCAGGCTCGGATCGAAAGTATTTAGGTTGCTAACGCTAGTATCAAGCTCTTTTACATTCTCACCGATGTTGCCAATCATCTTGTCTAGTACAACGAAAGTACCGATACCTGCAGCCACCGCCGCAGCCGCAGCCGCGATCGCAGCCCAACCCTTAGCAGACTCAGCACCTTTCATCGCCAGCGTAGTAAGAGCGGCCGCCTTTTGAGCGCCGTAAATGGCCTTAGTGACCAAGAAAATGTTTTTCCAAACCTTATACATCACCAGCAAACCGGCAACAGTTTTCACCAGCCAAGTGTTGTCTAGCAAGAAACTAACCATGTTGCCAACGGCGATAACAATCGAACCAAAAGTTTTGGCGATGGCCTGAAGTTTCTCTTGACCTGGCGGCGATGCCAACCACTTAGCGAAATCTTGCAGATACGGCAAAAGATAAGTACCAATGGCCTCTTGCAAATTGCCAAAGATAAGTTGCATACGCTGATACGGATCAAGATTGGCGGCCTCAGCTGCAGCACCAGCAAACTTTTCTTGCAAGAAACCAAACTTGTCTGTCGCATTAGCGATACCAGGCACTAAACGATTTAGGGCCGTACCTTGCCCTGCATACGCTTTAGCCAACGCAGCCGAAACCGTACTAACATCTTTACCAGTACCGGCAGCCACATCAAGCGCCAACTCCATCAACCCAGTCGCCTGAGTCACATCACCAGTAGCGCGAACCAAAGCAGCGAAAGCTGGGCGAATAACATCATCGGGAATCGATGCCATCAACTCCATCTTGGAAATCGACTTTTCGACCGCCGAAATCTGAGCATCAGTCGCGCTTACGGTGTTACGCAGCGCGAGAGCCAACAAACCCTGCGACTTAGCATCTTCAGCCGCCGCTTTACCAGCACGATTCAACTGATTGACTAGCGCGCCAATACCAACGGTGAGGCCAACAGCGCCCAGCGTTTTCTTCATAGTCGAGCCAAGAGAACCCATGCTCTTTTGAGCCTCTTTAAAGCCCTTATCGTCAAATACCGCCTTTAACGGTATGTACAATCCACCAGCAGCCATCAAAAGCCTCTCATGTTGAATCGGCGCATCGCATCTTTCAGCACGCGATCAGTATCAGCAGTCAATTTAGGCAAACTAGCCTCAGCAGCCCGGTAAACAATACGCGAGGGCCTGTTACCAATCTCGCGGTTTAGGCTCGCAATAAAAGTTTCACCCTTTTTGATGTTGGCATTACGGCGGCGCGTAGTCGGGCTGGCATTATCGTTACGGCGACCCTTACCAATGTTTGCGCCCGAGCGCCCAGCCATGTCCATAATGATGACCGCCGGCGACCAAACCTTTACACGCAAAAGCGTAGTTGTTAGCGAACGGCCACCCATCGAAGTACGAAACTGAGTTGTTACCTTATTAGCGGCCACGCCATTATTCCAACCCAAACGCCCACGATCCGAGAGAAAACCCGACAACGGCTCAATCGTGTTGATTGCCGACCTTATGTCGCTCTCAAGAGGCTTACCAATGTCTTTTATATCGCGCAGAAACTCGCGCCTAAAATTAGGGCCAGCCTCTTTCATTCGGCGCTGCAGCTCGCGCACATCCAAAACACTTACATCGTTAGCGCCAACATTCACGCCACCCCTATTGCTTAGGCGGCCAGTAAATTTGGCGATAGTAAGTGTGATTGGCTCAGGCATAACATCAATTCTACCGCCGCCGTTACCAAACCGTTATGAAACGCAGCCGCCAAAACTAGACAACCGCCACGCAAAACGACATACTTTTACTACCAGGCAACCGCCGGTAGAAAGATAGGGAATCATGACTACAGCAACACTCACCGCCATCGCGAACCTAAAAGCTCACCTGGCACAAATCGAAAGCACACGCGCCACAACCAAATGCTGCATCTGGTGCGGTTACGGCGATCACTACACCGATGAGGTATTTACCAAAGATGGCGCATCAGTCGCCCATTGCTCAAAGGGTTGCGAGCATGATGCAACCGGGTACACCAGCGCCGATACTCACGAACCTGATGGCGACTACCGCCATGTGCGCGGCGAGTGCGAACTATTTGGCTGCAGCAACACCGAGTTGGCATAATCATGGGCATGATGAAATACATCGAAACCACGCTAGGCCAACCGCACATCTACAACTACGGCGAATCGCAGGGTTTCTTTCTATACAACCCGGTCAAACCATTCAAAGATGATCATGGCCTAGTAGTCGCACAAACCATCTACCTCGAAGATGATGGCGACCTAACCATAAACAACTACTACTCGCGCGCATGGGCCTACTGGAACTTTATCGATGGCACACACTTTGAACTTACAGAGGCCGATGAGCTGATGCGCCTCGAGGCCAGCATGATGCCCGACGGATTAGTAGACGGCAAAATTAGCCAGGCTGAGCGCGTACTCATGTGGCTCGATCATGGGCTGATACCGATCGAGTCAGAGTTTTGGCAACGCCTAGTTGTATCACTCGCATACAACGCAATTACCGATTCAGAGTTTCTATCTGATCTGGCTGAAAACACCTGGTACGGTGTCGAGGCAGTCCAGGCGATGCTAGACAAAGCTGCCGGCGAGGTACTAAAACACCCCAACTTCAAACTCGCAGGTTTCGAGCAACTTACCCCCTAAGTAGCCGAAAATAAGAAAGCCCTAGATCAAGTGTCTAGGGCTTTCTTCATGCCTGGCTATTGTTGCGAGAAAGCAAAACTCGCTGCATAGTGAACAGCATTCGCGGCGACTCATTCATCAACACACTAGGTGCAATGCCTAACTCCACCGCCAGTTGAGCAATAGTCCAATGTGCAGACTCATCGCCCAACGGCACTATTTTGGGTCGGCCTCACTCGCCGTAACCAACGAAACCGTATCAATGAAATCATCAAACGGCTTATCAGTCAGTTTCTGGCGGTGCAACGCAGCCCACGCGAGAAACACAATGTAAGTCAGTTTCTGCTCTTTCTCAAGAGCCGAAATAGAAATAGAAAACTTTTCCTCGAACTTCAGCATGTCGGGCATTTGAACCGATACCGGATCAACTGTGCGACCATCCAAAAACTCAACGCGTAGATTTAGTTTCATTATGTCTTTCTTTGTTTAGTTGTTTGCAAAAACCTTATTAGGCGGTTGCGCGAGTTACAGTACCCGAAGTCGGGAAAGTAACTGAGAGTGTAGCTGCATCGCCGACGCTCGACGCGAAGGGCTGGTATTGACTCACCAAAATCGGGATTGTGTACGCGGGATTCTGCGAAGTCACAGTACCTGAAGTTGGCTTGATGACGACAGTACCAATGGTGTTAATCAGCGGCCAGAGAGTTTGGTCCACCGATCCGTTTGCGAAGTCCTGGAAGAAGTTAAGCTGCAATGAGCCTGATCTCAATCCACCAACCATAGTTTTCCAACCGCCACCAAAAGTGGTAGTTTCTACTTCATCGCTCTGAATGGTGAGGTTTACAGACTGAAGCGCATCGCTTAGTGCTGTGCCATTCAAAGTGATTGAATAGTCTGTAGCAACAAATTTAGGCAATTTATTTCCTTTACTAATCAGCCTGTACGGTTAGATCAAATTCTGCCGCCAGGTAAGTGTTGTCGCCGATACTTAGACTCCCATAATTGCGCATCTGAGTAACGACACAATCAAACGCTTTCCCACCCAATGTGCGATCACTTTCAACTGCACCTCTAATACTACTAGAACCGGTGCTAGAGCAGAAAGCATCCAACGCATTCTGCCCTGAGCGCGCATCAGCTCGGCCCACAACCAAAGTAACAACGAAGTTGTAAGTCGTCATGCCGTTACGCATGGCCATGTGATAAGTCATCGATGACGGTGCGACAATCGCAAACGGTGGATTCGGATTCTCGGGAATAGTAGCGCCGGTACGCAAACCTGCAATCGTTGCCAGGTTAGTTGCGATGCCGGCGCGTAGATCACTAATGAGAGCCATTATGCGAGAAACCTTGCCAGGCGGTACGGCTCAACCAGTTGCTGCACATCAGGATCGAGTCGAGTACCAACGCGGATGTAACCCAAGTCTGGTGCGCTCAAAACACCTAACGGCGAATCGAGGCGCTTGAAGATTCGGCTGGCTTGAATAACGGTTGCTTGCTTTACGGCAGTCGGTACGGCAGACCAACCCCAAGTGCCTGTTACCTTTACGCTGGCCTCGCCAACATTCTGAGCAAACACATAATCGCCAACGGCCCTGATGCGAGTGCGCGGCCAACCAGTCAAACCATCGGCGCGACCATTCAACGGCTCAAGCTGGTAATCGGTAGCAGTCCAAGTCTGGTCAAACACGCCATCGAGATCGGCAGACACCTCAAGCGTTGTGAGCGTAATCAAGTCATCGATCTCGCAAACAATCATGTCGTCAGGTGTGAAGTATCGGGTTGCCGTACCATTCGGGTAAAAGTTGCGACCGGCGAAACCATCGACCAGGCGCGATGCCGATTCGATAGCCGTTTCCAGCAAACTATCATCGAGAGAATCTTGAATCCTGAGTGCGGCTTTCACCTCTGAAAGTGAGGCATAACCATTTGTAATAGCCAAAATGACTCCTAAAGTATTGTTTCTATTTTACCGCTTAGATAGTCGATGCTTGATGGCGGTAGTCGAGATGCCATCGGTATACGGAATGTAAATCAAACCAATGCCGCGCTCATCCAACCAATCCTGATCGAAACCCATCTGGTAGTAGTAATCACGCCTAGCCCAGTCGCTGCCGATAATAATGTAGTCGGGTTTTACTTGCTCGATGGCAATGCGCGAATCTGCGCCACCAGCGTTAGGCACAACCTGGCTAACCCACTTACAACCCAACAGCACATCGCGACGCTCAGCGTAAGTCATCACCGGCGCTTTACCTTTGTACTCGACAATGAACTCATCCGTGTTTAGGGCCACAACCACCTCACCCAACTGAGCTGCGCGCCTAAGAAACGCCACATGCCCGGCATGAAATAGGTCAAAAGTGCCGCCTGTATAAATCAATCCCATCGGTTTGCTCTCCTAGTTTGTAATGACCACAGAGATGCCTCTATACGGCCCTCAGCGGCTCTCTGAGCGTATAAACGCCCATTGTTGCTATAACTTACCGAATTGACGGCCTGAAAGCCGCTATGCAGCGTAGAACTGTTATCGTGACCCATCTTGCAACCAATGCTTTTCTTAGGCACACCAGCCAAATCAACGCGACGCTCGAGATCATTATCATCAAAGTAAAGAGGGTAAAAATCCTCGCTATAAAGCCCGACTCGCTCAACCATGCCCTCACCGAAAACCACGCCCGACCATGCCGGGTAAATGTCGAGAAAATTGAGCGCCTGAGTATCGACCTGCTCGGGTATTAGCTGCATCTGGCCCGGCGGAAAATAGGCATCATCATTCACTAAAACCCAGTACGGCGCGTACGGTGTCGCTTTCACAATCAGATTCCAAGCGCCAACCAAACCCAAACCAAAGGGCACTTCAATGTGCCAAAGATTCTGCACCAAATCAGGTTTCTTAGGTTGCCAGGCTTTTGTGCCTGAATTGTTTACGATCACCAAATGCTCAACCGGGTAATCGATGCTGGCCAGCAACCTCTCAGCCAAATCAAAACGCTTGAGAGTGCAAAAGCCAAGAACCGGAATCATTTTAGAATTTGGGCCAACGCCGGCAACCAATACTCTTGCCACACATGCTCAGCACCATAACCCTTAGCAAACTCAATCGCCTTTTCAGACTTACCTCGAGGTCGTTCATACGCCTCATTCAAAGCTCTAACGGTTTGCGGAATGTTAGGCACGCTAAACCATGACCGCTGAGGCTCATCCCATAAGGGCTGGCACTCAACCAACCAACCATCGCCGCACAACTCAGTACTCGCGCAAATGTCGCTTAATATCGTTGGCACTCCACATGCGGCGGCCTCGATAGACCCGACACCAAAACCCTCGCCATAGCTGATACCTAAATAAACATCCATCGCCGTATAAAACGCTGCCAGTTGCTCTTGCGAATAGCCATAACGGTAAGCGACCTGATCGCAGAAAATCACCTGGTCTTTAGTCAAACCGCACGCAGTCAAAATGTGGTCAAGTTTCCAACCGCCGAAACTACCAAACATGTCGGTATGCAAATACAGCACCGCATTGGGCTTATCTTTCGCAAACAACGCAAAAGCTAGAAACGCCTCAGCGACCGCTTTACGATGAATCGCACCGCTGGCCTTATTAGCAAAATTCATCCCAACCAAGAAAGTGTCTGCATCGATGCCCATGTACTCGCGCGTAGGCACACCATCGACTTCATAAGTTGGCTGAAACACCGGCTCGACAGCATGAGGAATGTACAAACTCTCAACGCCACGATTCTTGAGCTGCTCTTGACCCCAACGGCTCATCGCGATCGGTGTAACATTCGGCCGCTTGCACCATTCCAAAACCAACGGCGGTATCGGGTTGTGATCGATAGGCACCCAACTAGCAATGTTTAGATCGGCATACTTATCGCCACGCATAATCCAAACATCATAAAGAGTGAAAAGCGCGTTAGGTTGCTTGCCCTTTTCTTTCTCTACATTGGCAACATGATGATTATGATTCAGCGGTGTAACATCCTGCGAATACGGCTCAGCGCCCCTAGCATACTCAGGCACCTCACCGTACTTAGATTCCCAAGTGCCATTCACACCCTCGCGCCCATAGTTGCTCAAAACCGCAACATCGAGGCCATCGCGGATCATGCGATTCAAAACCTGATTCGATTGCACGCCATACCCGGTTGGCGCAGTCGGTGAATTAGAAAACCAAGAAACCGTACCCTTTAGCATTTATGCCCTTTCGCGTAGATACCTAGATAATAGCAAAACCCCGCCGGAAAGATAGGGGGAATCCGGCGAGGCTTTGACCTGAAAAGTATTACACAGAAAAGCAACAAATTCAAGATAAAAGAAACGGCCCGGCAAATCCACGCGATGCCGAGCCGTTTCAGTTTAGAACTTCGAGATTAGCTTGCGCCACCCTTGAAGAATCCAATGTGGCTAGAAATCGTGAGTCCACCATCAACGCGAATGAGGCCCCTGTAGCTGGTCACATCGGTGTTGAAGTTGAAGTCAGTTGAACTAGCAACCTGAACGCCGCCAGCAACGCGTGCCTTGAACGATGGTAGGTGTCCGAATAGAACCGACTTAGCACCAGTAGCAACCGCTGGGATTTGTGGGTTTTCGTAAACCGAGTAACCAAGCAACTGAGCTGGCTGACCGTTTACAGCGTTGTCTAGCCAGATGTAGTTACCTGCGCCATCCTTTAGCTTGCGAGCAGCAGCGATACCGCTCTTAGCCATCATGAAGCCGAGTCCAGGTAGAACGCGTGCGCCATCAGCAATGCCGTAAACCAAGTCAATTAGGTTTTCGTAAGTAAACGCACCCGAAACACCAGTACCACCAGTAGTGACTGAACCAGCAGCAGCAACCAACTTGTCGGTTAGTGCGGTGTTAGCCTGTACACCCAGCGAAGTACCTAGCTGCTGAGCAATGTAGCTAGTGATGTTGAATCCAGCATCAGTAACCAACTCGTTTGCCAAGTTTACGATCGCGCCATACTTTACAGCGCCAAGAGTAATGCTTGAGAAAGTCGGGTTTGACTCTGCAACAGTACCTGCCGCTGCAACTGAACCTGAAGTGCTGATTGCAGTTACGGTTGGGATTACTAGGTTTTCGCCTGATGCGGTGTTGAATACCTCAGAGGTCTGAAGCATTGGGCCAACTAGGGTCGCAACCTGAAATACCTGGTCATAGAAAGAGGTCGGTACGGTGTTGCTCGATGGTGTGAGCGGTGCGCGAGTTTCGCGCATGAATTCGTGCGAACGAACCTCACCGCGAGCAATAGCGCGAAGAACATCTGCCTCAGATGATGCTGGTGCAACTTCTGGTGCGAATGATCCGGCAGCCTCAGCAGCCTCAGCTGAACGCTGAGCAACTTTCTGAGCAGTAGCAATGGCAGCATCGCGCTGAGCAATATCAGCCTCGAGGCGGTCAATCTTTTGTGAGTCTTCAGCAGTTAGTCCGCCACGCTTTTCAGCGTCATCCAAAACTTCACGCATCTGTGAAATTAGGTTGTTGCGAACTTCAGCCTGACCCTTGATGAAATCAGACATGATTTCCTTTCAAATAGGTTAGATGAATTTTCTGCCGCGCTAACGCTGAACAGAGTTGGCCGCGCTAACGCTGAACCTAATAAAAGTTTAGCCACCGCAATATAACAGCGGAAAGAAAAACCCTCTCGGCAAAAGGGTAAAAAGCCGAGAGGGTAAAACTCGAGAAAGTTAGCGAGTTTCTTTAGCCTCAGTAATCCGAACTTCTTTAGCCGGTACTGAAGAATCTTTTAGCTCTTTGATTAGATCGGCAACCGGGCCAATAACAGGCGCACCAGCAACCTCATTGATTACCTTTACAGCGATCTCAATTTCTTCTTTAGTTGGCATTACATTTCCTTTAGTAGTAGGTCGAGTTTCTTTTTCTTCAGCGCGAGAATGTCGCCCTGAACTTCTTGCACTTCTTCGGTCTTAGTTAGTTTTGCCACAACATCGGTAATGAGGGTCGCGTGAGATTCTTCTAACTCCTCGCCCGACTCCAGGCGCATGAGTGCATCAGCCAACTGATCGGCATCGATGCCAGGTGCAGATGAGCGAACCGAGATCGTGCCGCTGGTAGCGGTATACGCTGGCCAAGAAACAACTGATGTTTCAAAAAGTCTGACCGCCTCAAGAGTGCGAACCTCGCCCTGCCACGAATCCTTGATAACAGAGAAACCAAAGCTCATAGAGTCAATAGTTTTAGAGCGAATCAGCTCAGCCACATCGCGGCCTCGAGTGGTATTGGCTAGGGTAGCCTCAACGCGCAAACCAATCTCATCTTCAGTAAGTTTCAGAGTGCCACCACGAACCGATGCCAACGGCTCACCAGCATCGTGATTCCACAACAACTTGACCTCATTGCGCGACTGCAACGAACGCTTAAACGCACCAGGCGCGATTCGCTCGATGAACGGCAACGGCTCAGAGTCCGAATTGAAAACGGCGGCATAACCCGTAAACGCCATGCCATCAGCGGTTTCGCGAATCTCAAAATTAGTCGCGTGAATGCGCTGCTCTTGCTTGCTAGTCGAACGGCCCTCAGAGTCGCCGCCCTCGAGTTGATTCTTGATGCGCCAAGCAACATCAACCCATTTAGAACGCGTATTAGCAGTCATAGTTTCTCTTTCTTGCTCTGCCTCAATTCTAGCAACCACCGATTCTGCGAAAGCCATCGTGCGCTCAGCAGCTCTCTTAGTTGGGCCTGAACCCCAAAGTAAATGTGCGACAACACCGGCAGACGGATAGTTATCTGCACCAGGTTGAGCATCCGGCGCATCGAGGTCATCCATGTGCCTAGCGATCCAGGCAGCGATACGAATCCACTTATCATCGGTAACGCGGCCCTCAGCCATGTCGCGCGCCTCACGAATAGTGCGCTCAACCAAACCATCGCCACCCTGACCATCGGCATAGTACTCGAGGCCACGCCTAGCAGCCGCACGCATATAAGCCGGTGCATCCTGATTTATAGCCCGATCTTCAGGCACATCTGGCACATCCGCCGGCGCGATAGCGGTGATGCCCAAACCTGAGTAAGCCTCACGAATGTCTGCACTATCATCCACCGCAACCATCACATTGTAAGTTTTCAACAAATCTTCAGCGGTAAGTTTCTTGAACTCAGTCGAATCGGTATCGGCATCGGGTTTCATAATCAACTGGTCATAATCAATGTCCAAGTTTTCAAGCTCAGAAACCGTAGCCGTACGCTCAGACTCGAGGCGAGCCGTCACAATGATTATCTCGGTATCGTCAAAACTCTCGAGATAGGCATAAACCTTTTCATTACGATCGCCATCGAAAGTGATTAGCGTGCCATCAATGTCCGCGAGAACCGCCTGAGAGGTTGGATCAGAATCATCCATAGGCTCAGCCGATGGCAAATCAGCAATCTTAGTCAAATCGGCTAGAGGCACAACCGCAACCAAAAGCGACTCAACATAGACGCCATCTTCACCCTCATAAATTTTGACCTCAGCCTGATCGCCATCGATGCGGTAAATCTCGCCATAATAAGTTTCGCCACCGCGAACCCAAGTCACATAATCGCCAATCAACAGCGCGCGCTCACCCTCAAACGGCTCATCAGTCGCGATAGACAACGCAACAGCCTGATCGATAGCCGACTGCTTACCAGCGTGGCAACCAAAAATCTCGCCGGCCGAATCAATAACAGCCCAGCCGCCAGCGCAACCCTCGCGGTCTTTAGCAATGAAGTATGGCATTAATCAACTCGCATCCACGACAATTCGTGACTGCCTGATGCAGCAATCGCAAATAAGGCAGACAAAGGTGGCAAACTGATAGTCAAAGTCGAATTGGCGTGCAGATTGAAACCATCATCCTTAGTCACGCTGCTATTCCCCAAATAAATGGCGTTAGTGCCGCTGTTATGCAGAATAAGTTGATAAGGCGAATTGAATGTTCCGTCAATCTGCACCCGAGTTGTGCCAACGGTTACTTGCCCTGAACTTATCGGCATTAGTAAACCGCCGTTGGGTTTTCAGGGTCGATCATCGATACCGGTTGCAACTGAGTCGATGGCACACCGGTGTGCGGAATCTCAGGCAGATTCAGGGCCGAAAGAGTTTCTTCAGGGCTGAAACCAACCTGGATCAGCATCTGCGCCATCTTCACGCGCTTTTCATCCTCAATAACGGCGGTCTGCGCCAAGTCAATGTTGGCTAGTGGCACTCTAAACTGATCGCCATCGGCCACCGGCGACAAATCCTCGAGGCGGCGCACATCGTTTACCGACATGAAACCAGCCTGAGTACCGATACTGTATGAGGTCATACGCGACTGTAGATCGCCACGCAGCAACGCATTGAAGTTGAACTTGATGAAAGCCGATGGATTCGGTAGCAGCTTGCTATAACTCCACTCAATCTTCTCGAGGATGGGCCTAAGCGTGTGACTTATGAACTGTAAGTTGTTATTCTCGACGCTGCTAAAACTTGATGAGCCTGGCACATCCATCATGTGCAACGGAATGTTGAACGCGCGAGCAATTTCCTCAACCGCGAAACGGCGCGAGTCCAAGAACTGAGCCTGATCGTTAGGCACGCTAGTCGGGTTGTATTTTGCGCCACCCGACAACACACCAGTTTTGTGAGCTTTACGCCAACCGCGATGGCGCGAGTCAAAGCCATCTACTAAATCGCGAGCCTGTTGCTGGGTGAGCGCACCAGGAAACTCAATCACGCCCTGAGTAGTCGCACCCTGACCAAAGAATCTGGCCGCGTACGCTTGCAACGCAGTAGCAACGCCCAGCGCATCCTTGAGTTTGCTTACGCGCGAGATGCCAACCAAAGAGCCAGGCTCAGCCAAGTCAATGATGTGAATAATCTCATCGCTAGTAAGAGCCTTGCCCTCATTGCCGATAACAAAAGTTTTGCGGCCGATGCTATTGCGCTTTACCTCAACGGTATTAGGGTCTAGCACAACCAGGTTTACAACCTCGCCGTTGTTGTCGCGAAATACGCGAGTGAATGAGTTGCCATGCACTAGCAACGATGTGACTACCGCGCCGTAATGTGCCTGGCGAGTTGTATCAACATCGGGCTGATCTACCCAAGCCGGTCTAGGTCGCAACGGTCGGCGCTCACCATCCGAGCGAATAAACGCATCACATGGCAGCGTAGAGATGGTGTCGCTGATAAGCGAAACCGCTGAAAAGAAAGCCACGATCTCGAAAGCGTTTTGGCCATTGATAGCAACACCAGCATTTGACTCAATGCCAGCCTCGATGCCCGATCCCCATACGGTTTGGAAACTTACAGCTCGCTGCTCGAAAAGATTATTTAGCATTATTTAGCGCCTCTTTCAATGGCCATACCGAAAAGCACCATACCAATACCTGCGACAACCAAACCAGCCGGCACAAACCAAAGCCCAACGCCAATGGCGACAACAGCCACGCCGGTTGCTTGCATAATTGTTGCAATCATCTACACGCCTTTACATAAAGAACTCAGGTACAACCTGCGATTCTATTTTAGCCGATGCGCGGTCATAAGCAATCACCGCTGCAACGGCAGCATCGATTCGGCGGTTAGAGTTGCGGTTTTCTTTCACGATGCGCGGCCCTAGATTATCGATCTTGATTACCGCGTTAGTGAAGTGCCTGGCAACTAGCGGATCGCCATCATGAGTTAGACGGGCCTCAGTTACGGCATCGAAGAAACGGGCGCATGACTGAACCATACGGCGCGCCGATGTAGACGGATATTCAACGATGGGAATGCCCTGATCTTGCAACACCTCCATCGAGCGTTGCCAACGGAAAGGGTCGCACGCGACCTCGCGCACTTTGAAACGGCCACAAAACTTAGCAATCTCAAACTCGGCATCCTGAATGTCTACGCGCCATAAGTCATCAGCATCCACCGGCTTTTCCCAAGCCTTGACCAAAAAAATGTGCGCCGGTTTATCCTCAGTCGGAATAGAGCAGCCAACGATAACCGTTGTATCGCCACTAAATGACCCATCGAAACCCAAGATGTATTCGGCATCCGGGTCGAGCGGTTGTGGCTCGGCCAACGATTCCCAAACACCCGATGGCAACCAACTCATCTGCGAGCTAACCCATTGATTCAGGCGCTTAGTGCGAAACTCGGCCTCTGGTGTGCGCTTTACTGCAGACTCAAAATCCGCTTTAGAAACAATGTCGTCAAAACCTGGATTTGCAGATTCCCAAGTTTCAGGGTTGCGATGATCTGCCTCTGGCGCAGCTTCCCACCATGCCATAAAAAAATTCGGGTCATCAATTTCGCCAGTCGAAACTCGCTTGCCATAGTTGTATAGCGAATAGGCGATAGAGTCTTGCCCGGTCGAATCGGCTTTCACGCCAGCGGTTGTGATCGCGACCAGTTGCCCAATCTTGCCTCTGTTACCCATTGCGAGCGACATAACATCAAACAATTCGCGGTTAGGTTGCGCGTGCAGCTCATCGATAATCACGCGGCTAGGGTTTAGACCCTCAGCGGCCCAACTCTCGGCGCTCATAACTTTCAGCACCGAGCCAGTTTCGGAAACAAACAAACTATCGCGATAAACCTGCACCATGTCTTTCAGCTCAGACTGCTCGACCATGCGCTTACACTCACCGAAGACAATGCGAGCCTGGTCGCGAGTCGCCGCGACAACGATGACCTCGCCACCATTGATGCCCTCGCCCAGTAGCGAATAGAGTCCGATCGCTGCACTCGAGAGCGCGCTCTTGCCATTCTTTCGCGGCATCCCAATCAGCGCCGTCTGAAACTGCAAACCGCCATCAGCATCGCGAGCATACAAATGAGCCAGCAACTCTTTCTGCCAGTCACGCAACGATAGTGATTCACCGGCTTTACCAGCGACACCATCTTTACCAACCGAGCCAAATGATTCAGCGAATAGGGCCGCAATGTCGCCATCACCGCGCCCAATCGACTCAGCATCAGCCGGCGTGATCCAGGCTGGCGGCCAACTAGCCATTCTTTTTGGCTTTCAACTCCATCAGCTCTTGCAACTTAGTTTTTGTCTTAGTGCTAATCAGCCCGAGCCTGGTGCGATCGGCTGGCGTGAATCCCAAGAGGCTCAGATTCTTTACAATCAAAACTTCAACATCGTTGAGCTGCTTAGTCATGTGCCATTGATCCGGGTTGGCCGCGACATACTCGCGCAGAGTTTCGCGGCGGTCAATCTGCTCGCAGATGAGCTGCACCAGTTGAGTATCAGTCTTGATACTTATCCACAATTCCCCAACACCGAAAATCGAATTCCAAAACTTTTCACCATGTTCGCCCAACGGTCGCAGCGGCTCGACATACCCATACTCGAGCGGCGCGATGCCGTCATTTGTGCGAATAGGCCGTTTGCCCGGATTGCCCTGTAGCAGCCTCAATTCAGCCGGCTTAGGTTGATTAGCCATAACCCAACACCCAATCTCTCAAAGTCTGTTAGAGCGCCACACAGCGCGTTTAAAGCCTAACCCAGAAACTGCCCAACTGCGTATGTGTATGAAAAAG